CATGTCACCCCCCCCCTGACACCCATGTCACCCGAAGGTAAGCCATTGAAGGTAACCAAGCAGAAGGATGGCCAAGAAGACCAAGGCCTCTTGCTCATTTCGCCAGAAGACGATTCGCCCAACGGCACCTTCACCGACGAGGACGCGGAGATGATCTTCATGGTGTACCCCCGGAGGGTGGGGAAGAAGGCGGCGCTGCAGAAGATTCACTCGGCACTCGTCATTCTCCACAAGCGGGGCATCGAGGACCCAGTTGAGTGGCTGCACGACAAGACCCTCGAGTTCGCCACGTCGCCAAAGGGTCAGGCTGGGCAGTTCTGCCCACATCCGAGTACGTGGTTCAACCAGGGGCGTTATGACGATGACCCACGGGAGTGGTCGAGGCTGGATTCTTACGCCAAGGCTACTCCGCGGAGCATGGACGAGCAGAGGCGGGCAATTGTCGCCAGAGCGGAGGGCAGAGCATGAAGTACCACGAGATCGAGGGAGTATGCGGCGGTTGCGGAGGGATCATGGCCGACTGCGGGAGCCCGACGACAGATGATTCGCCCCCAGAGGGCGCCCGGGTGTACTGCTGCGAGTGCGGTCACCTGATGTTCGCTGACGGCGAGGGGCAGTTGCGGGAGCCTTCGTTGGCAGAGGTGTGCTGTTGGAGCGAAGAGGAGTGGTCTGAGATCCTTGAGGTGCAGGAGGTGTTGGCGTGACATGGGTACACGTCCCGTCAACGTGCTCTCAATCTGCTCCGGAGTCGGAGGCCTCGACCTCGCCGCCCGTCTGGCAGTGCCACATGCTCGCACTGTCTGCTACGTGGAGAGGGAAGCCTGGGCGATTGCCTACCTGGCTGAGGCGATGGAAGCGGGTCTCCTGGATGCAGCGCCTGTGTGGGATGATCTTGCGACCTTCAACGGCGAGGAGTGGCGTGGAGTCGTGGATCTCGTCATTGCGGGCCTGCCGTGCCAGCCGTGGTCAGTTGCCGGCAAGCAGCGAGGCCACGACGACGAGCGAGCCATCTGGCCCGACTTCATCCGAGTCGTGGACGAGTGTAGACCCTCCCTGGTCTTCCTCGAGAACGTCCCAACTTTCGTTACCGCTGGATGGTTTCTACGACCGGGAGATGAGCTATCGCGACTGGGTTACGAGCTCGCGGACCCGCTCTTCCTACGTGCGTCGGATGTTGGTGCAAGCCATCGGAGGGAGCGGGTGTTCATCCTGGCCCACACCAGACGCCAGTGCCGGAACGGGCTACAACCAGACGGACTCCCCGGGGGCAGCGAAGAGGCCGCTGCTGGGGGCGAAGGTGCAGGAATGGCCCACGCCTCGCAGCGAGAACACGGACTCGACGAGGACCGAGGGCGGGAATCCGGCCAAGGATGGGAGGGTACTGTCGCAGACAGCGAGGCTCTGGGGCACCCCTCGGGTAACGACGAACTCCGGAGTGGGCAACACCGGACGGGACGAGCAGTGCAGGCTGGAGGACCAGGCGGCGAGTTGGGCAACACCTGCTGCCCAAAACTGGAAGCAGGGATGGACGAATCAGGAGAACTCCCGACCACTACAGGAGCAAGCCAATGCATGGGAATCGACCAAGAGTGTGCCCGAACTGTTGCCGAGCAGCGATCGAGGAGGGAATCTGTCGAGCGGGGAATCTCTGCCCGGGATGCCAAGGGATATGCAGCACTCCCACTCTTTGCCCCCGGCCCAAGCGACCGAGACGCCTGGGAGTTCACCCTCAGCCGGGACCCGACACTCGAACCTGCCAGTGAAAAAGCTATTGGAGTCGTGGCTGCAGCGAGGCGACTATACAGATTGGCGCTCACTACGGGTAATCGTCGAAGCCGCGGGCAGGCAAGCTCCCAAGCGTTTGAACCCGCGCTTCGTCGAGTGGCTTATGGGAGTCCCGCCGGGCTGGACCATCGCGTCGATAGACTCCGAGCACTGGGAAACATGGTTGTCCCGATGCAGGGAGCAGTTGCGCTTTCTGTGCTGTTGAAGGAGGTCCTACTGTGAGCCAGATGACGAAGCAAAAAGCACACACCCAGCTCACCGAAGCAGGGCACTCTCCAGTTGACCATGTCATCCGAGCCCTCATCGACGCCTCAACGCTGCCGGAGGAGCCGGAGTACGCCCCGTGTCCATTCTGCGGGAGTCAGCCTCAAATCGGAGTCGAAAGGGCGTCTTGCAGCAGCTACGACCACAGCATTTCCGTGTTCAAGGAGAAGTGGGGGAAGTGGAACCGATGACCCGCAGCCAAGCCGCCAGCCCCGCGAGTGACCTCGACCGGAAGGTAGGCGCCCTCGTCATGCTCAAGGGCGTCCTGAGGACCTACGGGGAGAAGTCAGACGAGGACCTGGCTGTGTTCGCCCGGTCACTGGACGACCTGACTGCTGACGAGGTGGATGTTGCCTCTCAGGTGATTCTCAAGAACGACACCGAGTTCCCGACGCCTGCTCGGTTCCATGAGATTGTTGGCAGGATGCGGTGGCGCGTGGAACACGTTGCGTTCCAGCGTCACATGGTGGCTGTGAGCGGAATGGGGCAGTTGCCCGAGGGAGCTCGGAAGGAGTTGGCGGAATAGCATGTTCACCATAGGCGTTCGGTTTGAGTTCAGTGCCGCGCATAGCCTGCCTAATGTTCACGAGAAGCATCCGTGCCGAGAACAGCGTGGTTTGATGACGATGACGACGTGGTGTTCATAGCCTGCGAGGTGAGGAAGACTTGACAATTTACACGTCAAATGCTAATGGGAACAAGCTGAAAGAAGTGGGGCGACTGGGCATGGGGATGCTTCTTGTGGCGAATCCATCAAAAATAAGCGAAACGTATAGACACTATACTACCGCTTTAGACAATGGCGCGTTCCAGTATTGGAAGCGAGGGCTTCCGTTTATCGAAGAACCGTTCTTGGAGTCTATTCGGAAAGTTGCCGAGAAAGGGCTTTCGTTGGAGTTCATTGTAGTGCCAGATATTGTCGCTGGCGGGAAAGAGTCTCTCGCGTTCTCTACTGAGTGGATTCTCGGAAATCTAAGAACCGCCCCTCGATTAGCACTCGCTGTGCAGGATGGAATGGAACCGTCAGACGTAAAGAATGCGGGGATATTACGCAAGCTTACGCATATTTTCGTCGGAGGAACGCCAGAGTGGAAGTGGGCTGTCGCTTCGGAGTGGGTTGACTTTGCGCATGACGAGGGGAAAAAGTGTCATATTGGGCGCTGCGGCACGTTGGATAAACTTCAGCGTGCCAATAGGATTGGCGCGGATAGTGTTGACAGTAATATGTTTGTACGATACGACAATTGGCACATCGTGGACGAGTTCCTGAATCCTGGACAGATGGAGTTGCCGATGGACGAGGCGCGGAAGGAGCGAGATGCCATCCCTGAATGACCAACGAGGAATGATGAATCCGACCGAGCCAGCGCGCGCGTTCGTGTTCCCGTCACTACCCGAGGGCTTCGAGGCGCCGGCTGGCCTGGATCCCACCGAGAGGAAGATCTGGGGCGCGAAGAAGCTGGGAGCTCTGTTGGCTCGAGACCCGAAAGACAGCCCGATCTTCGGCCATCGGTGCATGAGGCGCCGGGCGGAGAGGTCACGTCGAGGGAAGCAGACGCGGGAAGAGAGGATCGTTGAGTCGACGCCGCCCAGCGAGTTCGAGGGGATCCTGTCACTGAAGGGATCTGATGACCCGGACACGATCCGCGCGGGAGGACTTCTCGGCCCAGTGGTGATGAACGACCCGATTGCGGCCCAGGCGATAGCTGATGGATTCCGGGAGGTGAAGGATGCCCAGGAACAAGACGAGGTTCGTCAAGCGATCACAGCGGGTGAATCGTTGGACGGCGAAGCAGGGTCCGTCGAGGATAACGCGATCGCCAACCCTTGGGGTGTGCGGTAGGTGCGGGAGGCCGACCTTCGCCTTGGCGAGTATCTGCCGGGCGTGCTACGGTGAGGGGCAGTATCGGGTTCAACCTGTTGGGGGCGACGAGGAGGAGTCGGAGTGACCGAGACCAGAAGAGCTAAGCTGAACTACGACCGTCTCCAGTGGCTGCATTCGTCGATCAGGAACAAAGTCCACGCGGTGTTGACGGATCTGGAGGGGCACGGGCTGAAGCCGCTCATTGCCAGCTCGACGTATCGGACGCCGGCGCAGCAGAGGAAGCTCAAGAGGCAGGGGCGATCGAAGCTCTCGTGGGGATTCCACTGCGCGACGAAGAACGGGAAGCCCTGTGCTCTGGCGGCAGACATCGTGGATGCCAACAAGGGCTGGGGGGCTTCGTTCAAGTTCTGGATGATGCTGGGGAGTTCGGCCACCGCCCACGGGATGGAGTGGGGAGGCTTCTGGGGTTTGCCCAAGGCACTACGACACGAACTCAAGCGTGCGTGGTTGTACAAGCGCTGGGAACGCCGGAAGATTGGCTGGGACCCGGCCCACATCCAGACGAAGAACTGGACTGTCCGCGAAGCTCGGAGGGCGTTTGGAGGATAGTCATGCCGACGAAGATCGAGTGGATCGAGGAGACTTGGAACCCCATTGTGGGCTGCTCCAGGATCGACAAGGAGACGGGGTGCCGCAACTGCTACGCCGTGCGGATGGCCCGGCGGCAGATGAAAACGGCGAAGTACAAAGGGCTGACGTATCGTGACGACGCTGGAACAGACCTCTTCTATCCCAACTGGACTGGCGAGGTCCGCTTCGTGGAGAGCGAGTTTGAGAAGCCGCTGCGGTGGCGGAAGCCTCGTACCATCTTCGTGTGCAGCATGGGGGATCTGTTCCACGATTCTGTCGATGGAGATTGGCTGAATGCTGTGTTGGACGTTGTGCGCCAATGCCCGCAACATCAGTTCGTCATGCTGACGAAGCGGGAGGTGAACATGCGTGCTCGCATGGAGGCGGCATGGGTAGTACGGGCGTACTCTGGCCAAGTATTGCCCAACCTCGCCCTCGGCGTCTCATGCTCCACGCAGGAGGAACTCGACAGGCGCGTGCCGGTGCTGCTGGATACTCCGGCGGCTTGTCGGTTCGTGTCGTTGGAGCCGTGTCTCGCCGAAGTCAACGTGGTGCCATACTGTGGCGGTAGCACGTATCGTTGTGAGTGTGGTTGGCATGAAACGGAGCGCGAGTTATTTGTCTCGGGTGGCGAGGCGCTGTGCATGGAGTGTCAGCGCAAGGCGACTATCTTCCCATCTCTCGACGGCATCATAGTCGGCGGCGAGACCGGACCCGGCGCGAGGCCCATGCACCCGGACAACGTGCGGAGCGTGCGCGACCAGTGCGCGGAGGCTGGGGTGAGCTTCTTCTTCAAGGGTTTTGGAGAGTACGCATGGCAGTACATGCCAACCTCCCACAATGGCACGCCAACGTCCAACTCGTTTGACTTTGTTCGCGTCGGCAAGAAGAACACCGGTCGCACCCTCGACGGCCGCACCCACGATGACCTGCCGTGGAGGTGCCATACGCCATGAGAGAAGAACCCCTCCAGTGCGACGACTGCGGCGGTTACTGGTTCGAGTTCCGAGCCGGGCAGTTCATGACGCCGCGGAAAGACATCGAGAACTTCATGCGGTCGCCATACGCGATCCCGGCCCACATAGCAACCCGCAGCGCGGCCGTCGTCTGTGTCAACTGCGGCAAGCGGTACGAACAGGATGCGTCGAAGCCATTATGATCGCTGACCCCCAAGCCCTCGACGCTCCGGCAATCCTCCTCCCGTCACAGCGGAGGAAGCGACAGCGCGAGGCTGAAGTCATAGTGCCGCCGGAGCCCCTCCTTGGAGTGCCCGAGGACTTCCTTGAGTACGGCGAGGAGTACGGCTGGGTCCAGGACAAGATGACGAGTGATTACGGGCCGTTCAGACCCAACAGCCACCAGTTGATCGTCAAGGCGGAGATCGAGAAGGCCCACGCCGAGGGGCGCCCGGCTCTCATCATCGTCCTCAAGGCGCGCCAATTGGGGATCACGACGTTCGTGTACCAGTATTTCCTGCACCGGGCTCTGAGGCTCGCCGGCCGGAACTGCCTGCTCGTAGTCCAGGACCAGGTGAACAAGTCGCAGATCCACGATGACAAACTCCGGGAGCAGTTCAAGCACCTCCCCAATGACTTCGCGGGATCGAGCGAGAGCAACCGGCAGAGGCTCGTGTTGGAGAATGGCAGCCGCTTCGTCGTAGACATCTCAACCGGGATGCAGTTGTCAGCGAAGAAGGCCGAGAGAGGGCAGGTTGCTTCGGAACGCAAAGGCCGCGGTGGCACGTACCAGATGGTCCACTGCTCGGAGGTCGCGTTCTGGGTCGGTGCCAACAACACCCTCAGCGCCATCAACGAGATGAACCATCCGATTCCCGGGAACATCCGCATCCTGGAGAGTACGGCGAATGGCAAGGGCGGGAAGTTCTATGAGACGTGGGACAACGCCTGCAAGGGGCTCAACGACTACGTTCCCCTGTTCTTCTCGTGGAAGGACGATCCCGGCAGCCGGATGAAGCCTGCGCCGGACTTCGAGCGAACGCCATTTGAGAAAGACCTCGCCGCGCGCCACAAGCTGGATGACTGGCAGCTCCAATGGCGTCGGTACAAGATCGCCAACGACAACCTCGGGGATGAGCGCAAGTTCCGCCAGGAGAATCCCCTGACGCCTGACGAGGCGTTCCTCATCACGGGCAACTGCTGGTTCGATGCCGACAACCTCCAGAAGTACAAGGACGCTGCGCCCGACCCCTTGTGGAAGGGTGAACTTGTCGACGAGGACCGCCAGGTCAAGCTGCATGAGAAGGCCAGCGGGTTCCTGAGCATCTACAAGATGCCGGAGAGAGGACGGGCTTACGCGATCGGGGCTGACGTTGGTGAGGGAACCGAGGACGGCGCGTACTCCTGCGCCCAGGTCTGTGACCGAGACACGTTCGAGCAAGTCGCTACTTGGCACGGCCGCATTGACACCGACCTCTTCGCCTACGAGCTGGTGAAGCTGGGGCTCCTGTACAACACCGCGCTGATCGCGTGTGAGCGCAACGGACCCGGGCTCTCGACGGTGATCGAGTTGGGCAAGACGACCTATCCCGACGAGAAGATCTACAAGAGCAAGAAGCTGGAAATGCAGAACAACCGGATGACGGAAAGCCAAGAACCGGGATGGGCGACGACGCCCTACGGAACTCGGCGAGTGCTGTGTGCCACGGGGAAAGCTATCGTGCGTGACTTCCGCGTGAAGATCAATGACCGCACGACGTTGGGCGAGATGGAGACGTTCGTTGACGCGGGGGATGGTAAGCCGGCTGCGGCTTCGGGGTGCTACGACGATGCCGTGATGGCGTATCTGATCATGGCGCAAGTCGCGCGAGAGAGGTTGTTGGATTATGACGAGTGATCCTGACTTCACGGTCGTTCAGTGGGGCCGGTACGATGACGACAGCAACGACTGGCCGTACAGGCAGCAGATGAGCTTGCAGAGCTTCTTGTGGTCGTCAAACTTCGCAGGCACAACCATGGAGGTGATTGTCGTTGACTGGGGGAGCAAGCGGCCAGTTCGAGAAACGCTGGTGCAAGACGCTCCCGAGGACTCCATTCGCTGGATGAAGGTTCCCCGCGAGATTGCTGGCGACGCGCTGCACCCACAAGACGAAGCGAAAGCCTGGAACGTCGGTCTGCGCCGGGCCAAAGGAAAGTATGTCATGTGGGTTTGCGGCGACACGCTGATGCTGCCTGAGTGCTGGTGGGCTCTTGCCAAATGCATCCACGACAACGAGGAGTACGAACCCAGCTACTACCTGCCGAAGCTGTGCTTCCCGCAGGGACTCGTTGACCAACAGCCTGCCCTGACGACCTTGATGGGCATGGCGAGTGACTGGGTGATGAGGGGGCAGGGAATACAGGGCCACGACATTCGCTGCTTCTTTGGAGGCTCCTCGGGGTACTGCCTTCGGAAAGACGTGTGGCACGAGATTCGAGGAATCAGCGAGCATGAGTTCGGATACGACAACGACCTCGGCTGTCGCGTGGCGCCTTACTATCCGCCGGTCAACGTGGGGAACCATGGCTGTTGGCCGATTCACTTGGACCACGCGATTCGCGACAAACCTGGGCGCGAGCCGTGGAAGCCACCGGCGGAACTGGTGGTCAATGACGAGAACTGGGGCTTGCCCCAACTGGAGGTTGAGTGATGGGATACGCAGGAACAGGAATAGATCCTTGGCTCGAGCGACTTGGGGCGTCGGAAAAGCAGATTGTGCTGATGGAGGTGGGTGTCTTCCAGGGCGATCTTGCCAAGGAGGTGTTGGCGCGCTTCCCACTTCTGCGCTACGTCGGCATCGACCCGTACCGCTACCAGCCGTCCTATGATGCAGACGTCCCGATCAAGGACGACACCAACGATCAATCGCGGCTTGACAATGCACGGGCAATGGCATGCGGTGTGGTCAGCGAACACATCCACCGCGCAAAGCTCCTTGTCAAGGAGAGCCTGGAAGTGTGTTCGGACTTCTTGCCAAACTCAGCCGATATCATCTTCATCGACGCCGACCACCGGGAAGAAAGCGTCGTTCAGGACATCCACGCCTGGGCCCCGATTGTGAAGCCGGGCGGAATGTTGACAGGACACGACCTCGGCATCTGGAAGAGCGTCGACGCAGCGGTAAGCCGATGTGCCGAGTCTGTGTGCAAGGACTGGCCCTTCGAGGCAATGGGAGCCATGTGGGCGTTCACGAAACCAGAGGAGACAACATGAGATCCCCCAAAGACATGACCGTCATTCAGATCGACATCACGAACGCCTGTAACCGAACGTGCTCCAACTGCCAGCGGTTCTGCGGCTACCACGAAGAGCCGTTCTTCATGGATCTGGACACCTACGTGAAGGCCGTAGACAGCTTGGCCGGGTTCCAACGGCAGGTCGGTATGATCGGGGGCGAACCGTTCATGCACCCTGACTTCGACGAGATGTGTGCCATCCTGCGGAAGAAGCGGCCCCGTGAACTGTGCGGTCTCTACACCGCAATGCCGCCGGCCTACTGGCGCAACTTCAACATGGTTCACGATACCTTCGGCCCGCAGAACCTCAACGAGCATTCCCAGGAGATCACGCACCAGCCTCTCCTCGTGAAACACGAAGATCTCGGGATCGACCGGGAGTTGTCCGAGTGGTACGTCGCTCACTGCTGGGTCCAGATGTGCTGGAGTGCGACGGTGACGCCGTGGGGGGCCTATCTGTGCGAGATTGCTGCTGCCATGGACATCCTACGCGGCGACCCTCATGGTTGGCCCGTGACAAGCGACTGGTGGTGCATCGACCCGCTATCCGCTGACTTCAGGGAGCAAGTCAATCGCTTCTGTTACGACTGTGGCGCCTGTATCCCGCTGGAGCTACGGCACGACTACGAGCGGATTACCGATGTGTCCCAGACGTGGGCCGACTTCCTCGAAGGCAAGCCTCGGCTGAACCTGCTCACGAAGGACGATCTTCAAGATCTGGATAGTTGGCTTCCCGGACGGGCCCGGTACGCAGTCACCTACAACATGCTCTCCGACAAGACCAAGGAGCGATATCAGGGGCTTCACAATTCCTGGTCGAAGGGCCGCGGCGAGAAGATTGAGCGTGTGACGGCGTGCGTGGACTATGACGACACGTTGGGGAGATCGCTTGACTCGACGAAGGGTGTGTTCGACAACACGATTGTCGTATCGTCGTTTGACGACCGCGCTACCCACGAAGTCTGCGAAGCCCGGGATGACGTGCAGTTGGTCAAGACAACCCGCTTCCGCGAAGACGGAGCCAAGTTCAACAAGGGGAAGGCTCTCAACGACGCCTTCGAGCATCTGAAGCACCGGCAGTGGGTCTGTGTCATGGATGCCGACATTGTTGCCCCGCCAAACGTCGGGGAAGCCGTAAAGCAACTGAAGACCATGAATCGCTCTGCTCTCTACGTTGCCGCGCGGCGCCGTCACCCAAGCGGAATGCGCTGGGATTGGGATGCCCAAGAACACCTCGGCAAGTCCGCACCGGGACCTTGGCCGCCGGGATTCTTCTCGGTCTTCCACTGGCACGCCATCAAGTGGAACCCGGTCTACCCGGAGAACTGGCCGGCCGCCAACGGATCGGACTCGGAGTTCAGCCAACGCTTCAGCACCAACAAGATGCAGTGGGGCGTCATCCCCATGGAGTGCCAACACCTCGTGCCCGGTGAAGTCAACTGGAAGGGGAGAGTGAGCGAGCGTGTTTGACCTTGCAGGCAAGACCGTCGTTGTGACCGGGGCTGCTGGATTCATCGGTTCGGCGTTTGCGAAGAGGGCGTTGGCTGAAGGGGCGACAGTGTACGCCGTCGACTGCCGCTTCATCACACCCGAGGTGATCCCAGTAGACACCAACCTTGTGCGCCGTAAGTGCCGCGTGGAGGACGGGGGGTGCGGCGAAACCATCCTCGGTGCTGACTACGTGTTCCATGCGGCCGTGGTCAACATGACGATCGCGCAGAACAACGTGCCAGATAGCTTTGACACGAACGTCGCTGGCACAGTTAGCGTCCTCAGCGCAGCCCGAGAAGGCAACGTCAAGCGCGTTGTCTATCCTGGATCGGTCTCGATCTACAGGCCCAGCCCAGACCCTCTCACCGAAGATTCGCCGAAGAAGTGCGCCACCAACTACGCGGCAAGCAAACTCGCGGCCGAAGCCTACTGTGAGGCGTTCGGAGAGATGATGGAAGACGACAGCATTGTCCGCCTGCGCTACTCAAATGTGTACGGACCAGGGCAAGACCCGAAGCGCGCGGGAGCCGGTGTCGTTGCTCGATTCTTCGACCTGGCGCGGAATGGCGATCCTCCCGAGGTCTGTGGCAACGGCAGCCAATCTCGTGACTTTACGTACATCGACGACGTGGTGGACGCGACGCTGTTGGCCATGACCGCGGACCTCCCGAACGAGAACCCCGTCTACAACGTGGCGACGTGCTGCCCGACGAAGATCTGGGATCTGGCAGAGATGATCGCTGAGATGTACGACCTCCACCCCGCCAAGATCGGAATGCGCGACATCGACACTTTCCACAAGCGCACTGTGAGCGCAGAGAAGATCTGGCGGGAGCTGGACTGGCAGCCGAAGGTGGATATCCGGGAGGGGCTTCAGCGGACGAAGGAGTGGTTTGAGCGTGGATGTGCTTGAGACTGAGACGGAATGGTATCTTCCGCCCGAGCATGAAACTCATGTCAAGTGGTGGCAGCCGTTTGCTCCCTGGTGTTGCGGCAGGCAAACCACTCCGTTTACAACGAACTGGTCGGTATGCCGAAGATGCAGAAGTCTCAAAGCATATGGGCACATCGCAGCGCACACCGTGAATGAGTTCTTCGCCGACTCATTGGTCGGTTGGCCGCGAATGACCGTCGAGGAGTACCGCGACTATGTGGACTGCCAGTGACCCAACAGACGAAGAGTGCCGCTGGCTCATCTCGATCGACGACGGGGATCCATTCCGCTGCTTCCTCGTCTCCGCCGGCGTGGAGTACCCGCGAATGGTTGGTGGCCTCTTCCGACAGGGCCGCTCCGTGCTGTTGGGCGCCGAACTCGACGAGACCCTTCCGGGGAAGCTCGGCATGTACCGGGTGCTCGATTGGTTCACCTCCCCCAGTACCGCGCGGATTGGCAGCGAAACAGCTACGTGGGCCAGGCGTCTTCGTCGAGGGGCGTCTCCCTGGGAGCAGGTGAGTATCTGCGCGCCCTACGAGCCACGCAACGAGCGTCGAGAGCTCATAGCCGCCAACCCGCTCTTCCTGTGCCGTAACTGGCGCCACGAATGGTCTGAGCACGACTTCTGCCTGGAGGTCGTCAAGGACCGCTACAACCTGCCCCCGTATGACGAGGGGATGCTCCGCTACGAGTCCGAATTGCCGTCAGCGAGGGCTGCCCTGGGACGTGCCATGTGTGACCTTGACGAAGCCTTCGCGCACTACACGAGGATGTCTCGGCCGAAGCCCCCACCCGTGCCCGAGCAGGATGCCGGGATTGCAGGATATTGAAAGGAGGTGAATCGTGGAAGAGAAAACCCTGGGTGTGACCAACATGGAGGAACTGGAAGAGAAAGTCTCTGACGTTCAAGTCCATGGAGACCCCGGAGCATGGGTCTGTGTCTGCAAGGCAAGTTCTGAGTCACAGGGATGGATGAAGAGCACTAAGGTCATGGAGATCGCGCCTTATGGCTGCCTTGTGCAGGTCAGTACGCATCAAGGCGAGCAGGTTGCGGAAGCCCTGACGTTCGTGCCAGGAGCCACCCTGGAGCAGTTCCAGCGGTAGCCGCAGTGCCACCCCAAAGCGCCCCTCGGTTGCCTGGACGGACCCGAGGGGCGTTTGCCATTTCTCAGGCCCTGTGTTAGTATACCGACCAGAGGAGACCCCCGATGGAGACCCTGATAACAGAGCTTCCGATTACCGCGCAGGTCGCCGGTAACGCCGCTGAGGCGGCAAGCCAGCTATGCAACATCCTAACGAATGGCGACCTGGAACTCACGGCAGAGCAAGCCATTCTGATCGCTGACCGGATGCAGCAATGCGGGAACATGGCAGCTCACCTCGAACTGATCGTTGCCCGAGCCGAGAACGGCATGGAGTTCCACCCGAATGTCACGCCTCCGCCTGACCAGCCGCCAACGTAACGAGGTTCTGACCCGGCTACGTGAAGCTGTCTCCGATGCTGAGGGGAACCGTGCGGTCAAACTGCAGCATCTGCAGAAGTGGCGACGCTTCTACGAGCAGGACATGCCGAAGAAGAGCCCTGACAAGCCCTTCAAGAACGCTTGCAAGGTAGTGCCTCCCTTCATTCGGCCGGCGACGGACATGATCGCGGACAGGCTGGGCAAGACGACGTTTGGGGTCGACCCGTTCTTCATGGTCAAGGGCCAGAACGACGTACAGGACGACGTGGTTGCTGCCTACTTGCAGCGCGGGCTCCAGTGGTACATGGAACGCATGAGGATGCCGGCCAGGATGGATCGCGGCAACTCGTTGATAGCCAGGGATGGACTGTCATGGGCAGTAGTCCGGTACGTCCACAACACCACCTGGGTCAAGAACTCCGTGCGGCGAGAGGTCGAACAGCAGGTACTCGGGGAAAACGGGCAGCCAATGCTCAACGCCCTGAGTGGCCAGCCCTACACGACCCTCGCTGAACGCCAGGAAGACTCCTGGGAGCGCGTGACGACCTACAAGGGACCCGAGGTTAGGATCGAGTCGGCGGAAGACTGCGGTGTTTACCCTGCTGCTGCCACGACCACCGACGACGTAGAAGGCTACTACCGCAAGGTCACTCGTACCCTCCGGGAATGGCGCGAACTCGAATCGGCTGGGATGTACGAGAACATCGACGACCTTGAGCGCAACGTCGAGGTCCGCAACGACCAGGACGAACAGACGCGCAAGGAAGGCGTCGAGCCCTCTCTCCCCGGCAAGGACCCGGCTGCCCCCAAGACCGCCTATGAGTGCATTTGGCGATGGCGCAGCAAGCAGGGGCCCGATGCCTGGTACGTCTTCACGATCTCCCTCGAGCCAAGAGCCCTCCTCCGGGCAGAGGAATACTGGTACAACCACGGGCGCCCGAACATCATCCCACTGCGGATTCTCCCGCGGCAGAACAGCCTCTACGGCTACTCGATCCCCGAGCTGTGCGAGAACCTCCAGGAGGAGATGAACGCCCTCCTCCGCCAGCACACCGACGCCGGGACCGCTTCCAACCAGATCACCACCGTAGGCCCCAGACTTACCGGCATGGAAGAGGTCGTCCACCAGATCGGCCGTCACAACCAAGTGGATGATCCTGCCAGCACCCAGGTAGTCAACATGCCAGGTCCCGATGGGTCTCTCACGACGGTCTTCGCGATGTTGGATACGTTGGGGCAACGACTCACGGGCGCCGGCGATCTGAGCTACGGAGCCATCCCCAAGCAGGAAGTGAAGGCAACCGAGGGCAACGCTGCGCGGGCCGAAGCCGATATCAAGTTCAACCAGCATCTTGCTCGATACCAGTTTGGATCCGGCGCCCTGCTCTACGGAGTAGGGCTCAACGAGGTTGCCCTCCAGGTCCTCGGCGTCATGCACCAATACTGCGGCGACCAGTTGGAGCGAGTCCTGGGTGCGGATCCATTCGTCGTTGTGCCCCTGCGGGATCTCATCAGCGAGTACGACATAAGCGCAAAGGCAGTAACCCCTCGGTCGAACATGGACATCGAGAAGCAGACGCGCCTTGCATTCGCCTCCGTCCTCACCGACAACCCAGTCTTCGCACAATTCGTGATGGCGTTCCCGCAGAGGGCACACGCACTACTTGAGTGGATCGCAGAGCCTCACGACATCCACGGTCTCGATCGGTTCATTGGCACCACACAGGAAGCCGGCCAGATGCAGGGCGCCGGGATGCCGCAAGAGGGAATGATCCCCCAAGGAGAGCCCCTTGCCGTCGGACCTTGAACAGGAAGAGCTCTTCGCTCTGATGAACCACCCCGGTTACCGCCGGTTCGAAGCGCACATGAACGAGAGAATCATCGACATCCACCGCAAGCTGGAATCCTGCACGGCAGAGGACCTCCCTCAACTACAGGGGGGCGTGAAGGAGATTCGCAACCTGCTTGCCCACATGGAAGGCGTCTACAAGTCGAGAGGAGCGACTGAGTAACATGGAACTGGGAACGATCGTCTTCGCACTAACTGCCGTCCTGCTGCTGGGAGCTGGTGTGGCTTCGGCTGAGACCCCACCTGCCGGCGTGACGGCCACGGTCAGCCAGACGGTGCCTGCTGGAGAAGAGCCCGCCTCCGAAGAGACCCTCACCGTTGAGCAGTGGGAGGAGAGGTACGAGAACGCCCGAAAGCGGATGAACACCGCCGTCGAAGCCGAGAAGGCTGCCCAGGACGAAGCAGAGAGGATACGTCAGCAAGCCGCAGCCGGCCAGGAGCGTTTCTCCGCGCTGGAGAGCGAACTTCACCAGGTCAGGGATCTCGTAGCGAGCCAGGCGCACCAACCCGCCGCGCCTCCACCTCCAGCCGCAGCCCCGGAGGATGCTTGGGACGGAATCACAGACGAGTTCGGCGCCGTCGACCCGGCCCGGCTTCGAGGTGCAATCGCCCGAGAGCTTGGAAGCGCCAAGAACGAGATCGTAGAGGCAGTGCAGAGCACCATCCGCCCGGTCATGGATGGTATCGGCAACAACGCCAAGGAGTCGCTCTACCAGAAGATCCCCAACGGACCCCACAAGGAAGAGTTCGTCCGGCGCGTCAACGAGCAGGTCTCCCAAGCCGCGTCATCCCGTGGTGTGGATCCGGCCGTCATCAACAACCCGGAGTCTGTGCAGTGGCTTGCCGACGGTGTAGCCGGCGCCATGCAGCGCGAGGGGAAGCTGGTTCACGGGGTAACCGCTGGTGGGGGCAATGGATCTCCTGCTGTGGCATCTTCCGCGCCCGCAAGCTCACCCGAGCCAACCTTCGGCCCAGACTTCGGCAACCCGCAGCCGACGACCCCCGAGGAGCAAGAGGAGGACTGGACTGCCCAGATCGACCTGAAGGGATCGAAAGACATGCGGGACTACTACGAACTCGAGAAGGCTCTTGGCGAGCACGGGATCGGCATTGACAAGGTTCTCCAGGGGATTGCCCGTGACGCCAAGAAGGCCGCCGAACAGAGGAGTGCATGATGCCAGCGTACACGAAGCCGAGGCTCGACCCCGGCGAGGTTTGCACCGTACCGCCCGACATCCAGAAGCGTCTCGCGAAGGAAGGCAAGCGGGGCTCCTTTCAGCACCAGAACCCGACTCTCCGACGGCACGGGACTGCGGGAACGAACATCCGGCCAGAGACCCTCACGAAGGAAGAGCAAGAGGCTCACAAGGAGTTCGTCGAGGAAGGTCGCTTCACGCAAGCTGAGATGGTTTTGTGCACGGAGAAGAACGAAGCCTTTGACCAGCGCGAGGAGTTCAACAAGTTCCGCGGCTCCGGGCACCTCACCGAAGAGGAGTACCGACAGAAGCAGCTCGAAATCGCAGACAAGGCTAACTCCAAGATCGGCCGCGAGGTCGTACATGCGATGACCGACAAGCAGGTCGACGAAGCTCGGAGCACCCCTGGCGCGACGAGCGAATCTCTGGAAGACTTAGAACGAGCACGAAACGCGGACTAACCTCCGTTGCTTGATAGAAGCCTCATCGTTCTATTCGGCACCCCGTAATTGGCGACCTCCTTCCTCAGGAGCACTTGCCAACACCTCGGACCCGGTAGGCGTCGTTGAGTACCTTCAGCGAATGGGCCGCCTGCCCACTGACCTATAACCCCACCATCCGAGGTGATCCCACATGCCTGCCCTGCCCCCGGGCGGAATCGTTCCCCGTAAAGGGAATCCGCTCTGTACCCGGGTGTACATGAAGCCGGGCGAGGACTGGCAAGCTGGCCGTTTGCTCAAGCAGACTGCCGACTCCCCCAGTGCCGAGCTGGCCGGCAATCCGACGCTGGCCCTTACTGCAACGGCTCTCTACGTGACCCCCGGATCGGTAGACGGCGACTCCAGCGCTTCTCTGGAACAGGCCGCTTACCGTATCGACGACCCGCAGGTGATCTGGGCCATCCAGATCGTGACCGACGGGTACACCGCCACTGGCGTCGAGGAGCTCTACGGTCAGTTCTTCGACATCATCCCCAGCTCGGCGGGCCAAGCGATGCTCGACACGGCGTTCTCCACGAGTAGCCATTGTCGACTTGTGTCGCTTGACGCTGACCACATGACCATCGGCGGGAAGTACCCCTCCGGTACGGCCCAGTGGATCGTGAACGTCGTCTTCACACCGACGTACACGAAGAACTAACGAAGGGAGTGACGCTCGATGCCCGTTCTACGCACCACCGTACCACAAGCACTGGAGCGTGGGCTTGACGAGATCGCTCTCAACAAGTACCCGCTCATCAAGGCCGCGGTCGGCAGATTCCTCGTTGTCAAGAGTACCGACGACGGGGAGTTCAAGTCGCGCCTTCTCTGGGGCGCTGGACTGCCTCAGAACATCGTCGAGAACGAGGAAATCCCGTTCGGCACCATCCACCAGGAGCCCGAGTACAACCTGACCGTAGAGACGGTTGCTGGTGGTCTGGAGATTGGCATGGCCATGCTCCAGGATGCCAAGTACGGGATCATCCTCGACGCCGTGGCGGAACTGATGGACCTCATGGCGTACCGGCGAGCCCAAGACGCGGCAAGCCCCTGGAACAACGGCTTCTCGGCCAGCCACACCGGTCGAGATGGTAAGGCGTTGTTCGCGGATGACCACACGATCAGCTTTGCGTCCGGCGGAGCAACCACGTTCAGCAATGTGGCGGCTGCCGGTGCCGCGATCAGCTCCACCACGTTGATTGCTGCCTACATCAACCTGATGACTCAGGTCGATGGGCGCAACCTGTTGATCGACCAGGACAGCCAGTTCTTCCTGAAGACGGCTGTCAACCAGCGGTTCGTGGCCAAGACCATCCTTGGCTCGACTCAGCTACCCGGAGGCAACAACAACGACATCAACCCCATCGGCAACGAGGATATCTCTCTGGAGATCGACCGTTTCCAGACCTCGACGACCGCGTGGGTCCTTGGTGTTCGCGACAAGCACTCCGTGGTCTGGGTGAACCGGATGGATCCGTGGAGAGTGAAGGGCGGCGACTTCGCCACTCAGAACTCGCGCTACGGGACTCTCTCCCGTCACCAGATTGGCTTCACTGACTGGCGTGGAGTCTACGGGAACGAGGGAGCCTGAGAGGAGTTTTGCCGGCGGTGTGTGGGGATCCTCCTCTTCCCCGCCTTGCAAGCGCACCGCCGGTCTTTTTCCAGAGGAGACCCCCCCATGAACCTGACAGCGTATTGGATGGTCAAGAACGATGAAGTTGGGATGACGCACTCCTTGGAGAGTGTGAAGGAACGACTGGTGCCGGATGAGTATGTCGTGCTGGATACTGGGTCTGAAGACGGGACGATGGAGACGTGCGGCGAACTGCTGGCGGACCTGAACGGAACCCCCTGCGAGATGGCCAGGATGACCTTCCCCGAGCCTCTCCACTTCGGCAACGCGCGCAACACCGCCCTGGAGATGTGCCACGGCGACTGGATCCTCCAGATTGACAGCGACGAGACGATAGTCCACTGTAACCGTGAAGCCCTCACGAAGCTCCTGGACGAAGCCCCCGAGGATGCCAGGCTCTACCGGGTTCCCATGCAGTTGTGCGGCGACGACGGGCGCCAGGCGGGCCTGACCTGCCTACCTCGACTCTTCCGCCAAGGCGTGACCTACAAGTACGGTTACCACGAAGTGCCGAACGTCGGTGACAGCGACGGAATCGACATGGACGGTAGCATTATGGTCATGCGCCACTGCCGGGAGCATCGAGACGCTGAGGCTGAGAGGGTCCGCAGCGATCAGAGAGAGGCGTGCTCCGAGACCTACTTCTCCGAGGAAGCTGTTGAGGATGCAGACGCTGGCGAGAAATGGCGCGCGCTCATGTACCTCGGCGTGGATCGGGTGCGGCGGGAAGAGTTCGAGGGTGCCTGTGACTGTTTCCGCAAGAGCCTCGAGTCCCTGGGTGACACGCCGAACCGCTACTCCTACCAAGTGGGGCACTACCTGGCCGGTACGCTGAACATCATGGGCAAGTTCCAGGAAGCCATCTTCGTTGCCCAGAAGTACGTGGCCCATGACCTCTCCCGGTGCGAGCTGGCGATTGACCTGGGCGATGCCCTCTGCGGCTACGGATGGGAAAGGCAACAGCCCAACGTCATTGACCGCGGTCGCCACTGGTTCGAATACGCTGCTGCCTTCAAGGGAGTACCAGTCTCCAACCTCTTCGTCGAGGTGCCCGCCCACACGTTCATCCCGGCGCTGCGCCTGGTCCGCTGGTACACGCGGTTCGGTGCTCCGTCCGTTGGCGCCAAGATGCGCCGGCACTGGTGGCAGGAAGCGATTGCGGCCGGAGCCCCAGCCGACATGATGGGCGAGACGCTCTCTGACAACATCTGGTGGAACGTGCCCGAGGATGAGGAGCTGAAGCTGTACCTGCGGAATCGTGGGTGTCGGGTAGATGAGATTGACACTGGGCATACGGATGTGCGGTTGACGACACTCGATGACGGCAACGATGCGAGACCGGGTGAGCGAATCATCCAGGTGGTGCCTCCCGATTTTGAGTTTGACAAGCAGGTGCCCCGGAACGCTCATCAGTACATCGTTGACAGCTTCGATGCCGGCCAACTACTCCTCCAGCTTGAGCCCGAATTGGCTGGCGTTCCGATCCACATGATCCCCGACGACGAGAAGAAGGCCCAGCGGCTCTATCGTGTCATCCGACAGCCCGGCGTCCACATCGTCCACGAAGGCGAAGACTGGCAGATTGAGGCGCGGATGCAGGAAGCCCTCCCGATCCTGGGATGCCGCAACGTGCCCGTCGAGGATGCCGACCTCGTGATTGCCTGCCAGCCGGGCTTCGACCGTTCCCGCATGAGAGGCGACGCGAAGCTGATCTTCTGGAACACGGAGTACCTTGGCAGCGATGACGAACGCCAGCAGAAACGCGCGGCGATCTGGGGGCAGGCTGCGGAGGACGCCGACATTCATCTCTCCGCTGTGGATCCCGACACCCCCTACCCTGGGGGCGCCTGCTATCCCTTCGTGCCTGACGGGACCGCCCCAGACGTTGACGTGATGTTCTACGGCTACATCAACGATCGGCGCCGGCGGATGCTGGACGAGCTGAAGGAGCGCGGGATCGAGGTCAAGGAAGTCTTCGACCTGGACGCCGAGGCTCTGGCAGAAGAGATCAACCGCGCAAAGATCGTGCTCAACCTGCACTACTACGAGGAAGGACACGAGTACCGGATCTGGGAGTGCATGGCTTGCGCAACGTATGTTCTGAGTGAGCTGCTTCCCAGTTGGTCGCCCTTGAGAGACTACGCAGATGCTCACCCCTGGAATCCAGACGCTTGGGCTGGTGGCATTGAAAGTCTGCTGAGGAATGACGAGTTCCGCACAGACTGGGCTATGAAGTGCTGCCAATGGGTCTGGCACAACTTCCGCCTCGACCAGAACCTCGAAGGTGTCCTGGAGCGAGTTGAACTCTGATGGCTACTCCAAACCTCGGCCACGAACCAACCTACCGACCGCGCGGCTACCACACCAAGATAAAGATCTGCGGCCGGTGCGGCGCGGAGTTCCTCGAAGTGGACTTGCACGACCAGGACGACCTCAAAGTCTGTGAACGGTGCATTGACCGCCACGTCCTTGCGGCTCATCCCCGCGAGGGTGACAAGTACAGCTTCGACGATATGCCCGGAGTAGTATTCCCGTAGGAGGATTATCATGGGATACGATGCCTCAATTGCAGGAGAATCCAGAGTTCACACAGGACTCAAGCACTGCATCAAGCGCTACCCCAGTGGGCCGTTTACGTGCGACTCGACGACCGTAGCAGACGCGAGTGATTCGTTTGACGTGGCCGTTGAGACCATCATGATCGTGTCTACGGAAGACATCTACTGGGGCGAGACCGCGGCGATTGCACAGGCTGCGGCCGACGGTGGTGTCTCGGGACGGCAGTTCCTCCCAGGTAACGTCATGATGACGCTGCCGTGCGATTCGACCCAGCAGATTCATGCAGTCAAGCGCACATCCAACGCCCTTGTCCATGTGACCGGACTCAAGGAGGTTGAGGTCTGATGCTGTTTGCATCGGCGTCTTCACCGCAAGCGGAAGGTTCCACCGGCCCAACTGGACCGACGGGGGGCACTGGCCCCACAGGCCCAAGCGGCCCAACAGGACCTACTGGCGGTACGGGGTCAACTGGTCCCACAGGTCCTACGGAGCCAGGAGCCACGGGTTCGACTGGACCCACTGGGGCGACTGGTGGAACCGGCCCCACAGGTCCTACTGGCCCGACAGAGCCTGGTGCTACCGGATCAACTGGTCCTACAGGTCCCACTGGTGGAACCGGTCCTACTGGTCCTACTGGCCCGACGGAACCAGGAGCTACCGGGTCGACTGGCCCCACGGGTGCCCAGGGACCTACTGGACCGACAGGGCCGACAGGTGCTCAGGGCGCTACGGGAGCAACGCAGGCCGGCCCGACCGGCGCTACTGGAGGTACTGGTGCTACCGGACCTACTGGCCCAACAGGTCCAACCCAAGCTGGCGCCACTGGAAGCACAGGACCTACTGGCCCGACGGGTGCCCAGGGCCCCACTGGGTCTACTGGCCCGACGGGCCCCACACAAGCCGGCGCCACGGGCTCTACGGGAGCGGCGGGTGCCACTGGAGCGGCAGGTGCTACGGGAGCTACTGGCCCAACGGGACCGACAGGCCCCACTGCATGGTCAGCCGAGGACGCCATCACTCACCTGACGGCTGGCTCCGACTTGACTGCTGTCATTGATACCGTGAACACCATTCTTGGTGCCATGGAGAACTTGGGACTCATCAACTCATGAGCGCAGTAACCGCTTGCATGATCGTTCGTAACGAGGCCGAGGTTCTGGAGGAGACGGTACAGTCCGCCCTCCAGGACTTCGACGAACTTGTGATTGTGGATACTGGCTCAGAAGATAGCACAGTCGACGTGGCCAAGTCAGTTGATGCCCACCTTGGTTACTTTGAGTGGTGTGACGACTTCTCCGCTGCCCGGAACTACGCTGCCTCAAAGGCCCGCACGGAGTGGATACTCGTACTTGATGCCGACGACTACATTCCCGAGGAACATCGCGGCAAGTTCAAGGAAGCGGCTCTCCAAGCGGGTGACGATGTTGCGGCCATCCGGGTGACCATTACTGACCGCGGCCGACGGTGGAACCAGCATCGACTCTATCGTCCTGTCATGGCCCACTACGAAGGCGCCTGCCATAACCAGTTGGCCATAACTGCCGGCACGCAGATTCGCAGAGAAGATCTCGCAGTAGAGCATGATCGTACTCGACGCAGTGAGGAGCGACGCGCAGAACGTAGCGCCCAACGCTCAGAGATGAACGAGGCGATCCTCCGCAAGGAGAACACCCCTCGGGGTCGCTTCTATCTCGCGATGACCGTTATGGACGCCGGGCGCACTGAAGAGGCTGTTGGCCTGTGGCTGTCGTACTTGGAGATCGGCGCTTGGACCGAGGAACGCTATGAGGCGCGCTGCCGTCTCGCCACTTGTAAGCAGAGGCTCGGGGACATACCTGGTGCTGTTGAGCAACTGGCCCTTGCTTGCACTGAAGAGGGGCGACGTGCTGAGGCTGCCCACCGCCTGGGGCAGATGTATGAGGGCGGTCGTGCGTTTGAGCGCGCGCGCTTCTGGTACGCTGCTGCGGCTGCTGTTCCTGCCCCTGACACGACGGGCTGTTCTCTATTCGTGGACCCTTCCTGCTACGGCGTCGACACACTGAAGCGATTGGCGGCAGAGCAGCAGGTGAACTCCCCGGAGTGGTTCGATGCTCACTACCGGAACGGCTTGGAGATCACCGAGCGCAAGCGGCTGTTGCTCCAGCATATCGCGGACATGGTGAACGCTGAGGCTCCAGTGCGCGTTGTAGACGTTGGGACCGGACGCGGGGAGCTCTTGGCGATGCTGGATGCCCCCGAGGTTGTAGGGGTGGACTTCTCAGAAGAGGCGGCCAGGGAGAATCCGGCAATCGTTGTTGACGATGCGACTGTACTCAGCACCCAAGAAGACGAAAGTGCCGATGCCGTCGTAAGCGTAAGCCTGCTGGAACACTTGGAAGAAGCGAGTCAGAACGCCGTCGTTGAGCAGATGGATCGAATAGCAGCTCCGGGGGCGATGGTCGTCGTTGCGATGCCAGTACCTGGCGCGATGGAGGAGCCTGCACACCAGCGGGAGTTGGCGCAGGCAGAACTTGAAGAGATGCTCGGTGGTTTCTTTGCGAACGTGCAGAGCCATGTGTATGATGCGTGGATCTGTGCTTCGGCGAACAAGACGCTTTCCTACCAGGAGGCAGGCTGATATGCCAGTACCACTAATCACTGAGTTCGACGTAGAGCGTGCCCAGACGCTCGCAAAGAGAATGAATGATATTGAGACGAGCGTGCTCGGCAGAATCGTGGAGGCTCGCAATCTCATCCAAGCTGACATGAGCACTGTGGATGAGCTCAAGCCGCAGTTCAGTGCCGAGGGGCAGGCCGAGATGGGATCAAAACCAGACGCCGGGCATGCGCTGTGCGACCTACTTGACTACCTCGTCAAGCAGGCCCAAGGAGACACTGCTGATTACGCCGCCTGGAAAGTGGCTCTCGACGCATGCAGACCTGCGCCTATTGCCTGATACTCATCATGGGTTACCTCGCCGACGGATGGACAAAGCGGGAGAAGATCACGTTTGACGGCTCCGTGCTGTCGGGCGCAGTCTCGGACGCCATCTGGAAGGTACTTCCCTCGGCGGGAATGCGAACAGAACTACAAGCAGCGTGGGAGGACTTGCGATTCTCATCTGATGACCAGGGGAACACC